TCGTAGGCAAAAAGATGATACAATATTTCTCCGGCAGACGGGTACCTGCCGGAGTTTCTTCTTGATTATATTACTGTCTCTTCAGGCATTTCTTTGCGACAAATCCATAGTACTTTCCGGCAATGCGGATGTAATTCCATTTTGTCTTATCTGCTGCTTTGATGGTATCGCACACATCCACCAGATTTCCTTTCTTCAGGAGCGGCCATTTTTTTATTGTTGGGTTTTCTTTTCCCGCCCATGAACGAACGTTCAATTCTGTTGCAGTAACCTTTGCAACATACTTCGGTGTCTTGTTCAGCTTAATTGCCGTCGCTGTTGATGTCTGATCTGCGGCTGCACCGTAATCGATCCAGACATATCCGTCAATCGCGGAATCTGTGAGTTTGTATTTTTTGTTCCGGCATGATCCACCGTTAGCAACTACTCCTGCTGCACTGGAGGTGTTGCCTTCGTTTGTATATACGTACTTTGCATCGTATGTGCGCACGGATCCAATGTGTGCACTGTTCCGGAAGGTGATCAGCGCGCCTTTCTTTGGTGTCTTCTTCCATGTGCCATTTTCTTTCGCGTGTCTGGTTACGCTCTGACAGTTGTAGAAGCCACCGCCCATAATCTGCAGAGCCTTTTTCAGTCCAAATACTTTTACCAGTTTCCAGAACTGATATACCGCACACCATGACTCTCCCTGACATCCCGGCTGTCCCCAGCTGTTGACATCACGGGCAAACTTTGTGTAATTGTTATATCCTGCATTTCGCTGGAAGTCATCCAGATATGCAAGTGTAGCTTTTTCCAGATATGGCTTACCGGTTCCTTCTCCGGCATAGAAATCACCCAGATCATTAAATTCCTGCAGTTTTGTTTTTGTTTCCACCGTTGTTTCCTCCTTCTTTGGTTCTGTTTTTGTTTCTGCGTAATCTTTATAGAAAACATTCCGGTCTACTTTTGCGGAGATTCCCGGAATCGTTGCTTTACTGGAATACTGCCATCCAATTCCAAAATCCGGCCGGAGTCTTTCCTGCAGGGTTCCGTTGTCATTCGCCGGATAGCGGGCAATCCAGAAGTCATGCTTTTTCAGATGACTACAGATTACATTTACATACCAGTCTACATTACAGTAGATCGCAAACTTGTACCCTGCTGCCTCAATAATCTTCCGGAAAGCATCAGCCATCTTGTGGATGCTCTCTGCTCCGAGTGTTCGCTGGTTATGATATTCCAGATCGAGGAATACCGGGAACTGGATCTTCCGGCCATTCAGAGTTGAGACTACCTTACGGGCTTCGCTCTGGATCTCCGTGATAGTCATAGCATAGGAATATTTGTACACTCCAACAGGGATCTTGTGTTTATTGCATCCGGTCAGGTTTGCTTCAAAATATTTATCCACTATGTTTCCTGCTTCTGTGATCCGGAGAATAGCGAAGCCCATACCATAATCGGCTACCTTTTTCCAGTCGATCTTGCCCTGCCATGCAGAGACATCAATACCTTTTATTTCCATATGTACCTCCATTAAAAAAGAGGACGATCACTCGCCCCCTGAATCTTTATTTATATCTGCTTTATCCTCTACCTGTGATTTCACATGCTCTACAATCGGTAAAAGAAATGCCGGAATTGCAACTCCCATATCTTTAATATTTTCCAATATACTGATGATCTCATTGCAGATGATCCATATTGCTACAATACAGGCTACCAGAAACGTAAATGGCAGGGTAATCCCTGCGGTCTGGGATGCATATAAAAGCAACTGGTCAATTACCGCTCCCACCACAACAAGAAGCCACATGCATACCTTTTTCATGATTCCTCTGATACTCTTATAAGAGTTAATGTCCTGTGATCGGTATGTAGATGCCATTAATCCTGTGGCATAATCAAGCACATTACATGCTACCATCAGGATCACCGGAATTGTCAGCACACCAAGCATTGAACTGATCAATGCAAATACCCCTGTAAAAAATGCTTTGATATAATTTTCTTTCATATTTTTATCCTTTCTCCGGTTGCGCCGGCGCAAATTGACAATAAAATAAGAGCCTTGCGGCTCTGCTCTGATTTTCATGTTTTTTCTCCTATATTGCATACTTGCGATATGCATTCTTCACGTTATTCTGGTTGATATAGCAATAGATCTGCGTGGTCTTTCCCTGCAGTGATTGTAATACTGCCTGAATGTCAGGTGGTGAGCATTCTGGAGAAGGAAGTTTTTATATGCTTCAGTTTATTAAAAACTATTAAACTGGTACATATAAAATTTGTACGAATATTATCACATATTCAACAGATTGGGAATTATCGATATGTCTACCCGCAACAGAAAGTTTTTGTGTAGCATAGTCTATCCATATTTTGTTGATAGCATACCATGATGTATTGTATAGCCAATAATTAGCTATACAAACTGGTTTATATCCACTTAAAGAAATATCTTTATTAACACTAATATATCCAGCACTTGAATTGACTTCAAGTTTGTAATTTTCAACTTTCCATCCGTTCAACTTCGTGTTTAGTGAATTGATCTCCAACTTCTCCTTCAACCATGTGATCAGTTGCGATACTTTTGTTTTTTTCATTACATTTCCAGTCGCATTAAGGAAATAATCTGTATCTGCCGGTTCTGCATTTTCCGGAAAATCTTCAATCTTTTTTGTTTTTTGTTCATCTATCATCTGTTAATCCTCCTCTGTCTCAATCAATTCACCATCATCATCAACTACCAATATATTATCGCCATCCTGCATGACCACCGTGTCCCTCTGTACATCAATATAGGAGCCGTCACTGTCTGCCAGCAGATAATCATCATAATCTGACAATAAACAAATATTCTTATGGATCTCTACTGATATTTTAAGGCTTGCCCCGGCAGCAACCGGGTTTGGGATTAAGCTGACATCCACTATTAATATTTGCCGCCATCCCATCACCCCGCCTTTATCTTTACATTGTCAACCCACGTTTCACCCGCGATCTCATAGATGTACTTGAATCTGTATGTTCCTGTCTTTTGCGGCTGGATAAATGCTGACAGCTCATGCGCACTGACCTCGCATTCGCCAGAGTCTTCCAATATCTCCTCACCGTCATCATCCCTGTAATACAGCTCCCACCGGGCATTGTCTATTGAAAAGGGAAGATCCGCATCACATTTCGGCTTTACAACCGCGCGAAGGTATCTGGCCTCCGGAAAATCAAACGTGACTTCTGCTACATATGACACTCTCAATCTGATACCCTCCTTCCTGTACAGATCCTGCAAACTGCTCTTCTATAATCTCTGTGCAGTATTTTATTTTTTCACAGCCAACCTGCGCAGACATTTCATTCAACATTACCACTGCCTGTAGTTCATGCCCCGAGATCACAAACAATGCGCTACAACGGAAAGTTATGTTTCCACCATCATCCTCCGCGAATATTTCCGCAGTGTATTTCCCATCATCATTCCAGGGGACATCTATCTGCCAGATGTCCCCATGGTCATGATAAAAGGTGATATCTACGCCATCAGCCTTGCCGTAGACCTTTGACACCATATCAGTCTGTTACTTCTACACTGATGACAAATGTCTTGCCGGCATCAACAGGATTCGGGGTAAGTGTGATACTCTTGATTGTCGGTGGTGTGGTATCCAGCTTGACGGTTCTTGTGATCGTTGTGGTCTTTCCGGCGGAATCTCTGGCAACGATCGTGATCGTGTTGCTTCCTGCTGCCAGTGTAAGGGCTTTGGAGAAGCTTCCGTCGGATCCTACTGTCACAGCCTCTGCACTGCCGCTGTTAAGCTTGATCGTTACTGTAACCGGACTGGAAGTAACATCGTTGGTAATACCTTTGACTGTGCATGCCGCCTGATTTGTAACAAGATCATCAACCGGTGAAGTAATGGACAGTGTCGGCGGTACTGTATCGATCTTGAATGTAACGGATTTCTGGACTGCTGCATTGCCGTCATAATCAGATGCATCAACCTTGATCGTATGGCTTCCGTCAGACAGTGCCGTGTCTGGTGTGTATGTACATTCGTAACCACCTGATACTGCTTTCTTTGTGATGGAATCTCCGGTAATTTTCGAACCAGAATCGATCGTAACCCCAATGGTTGTCGGATTGACACCGGAATCATCATCTGTGATCTTAAATGTGATCGCAGGTTTACTGTTGATAATGTAACTTCCTGCTGTCGGTGCTGTGATCGCAATGACCGGTGCGACTTTTTCTTTAACCTGCAGCTTAAGGGAACTGCCAAGCGTTGCATCTGAATCTGTTTTTGTAGTGGTATTCCCGGCATCATCTGTTGCTTTTACAGTGACCGGATAATAATGCCCGCTTAATGTATAGCTGGATTTACCGGGTGCTGTGATCGTTGCTTCATATTTCCCTGTACTGCTGTTCAGGGTAAGGTTGTATGTCTGGCCATTAATCACGGCCTGTACTGTTTTTACTGACATATTATTTTCCTTTCTGTGTCTGATTTTTAGTTACCGTTTCTATTTTCCCTACGGGGGAATCCCAGACCTGCTCATGGGTCTACTCCGTAGACACAACATTTTTAAGCAGTTCCAGTACTTTTTTCATTTTTTCTTCAAGTGCTGTTACCTTCGTGTTATCCATAAGACCCTCACACTTTTTTACAGCTTCAAGAGCCTTTTCTGCCGCCTCATTGGCTGACTTAGCTGCTGTATCTGCACTCGATGCCGCAGTATTCGCACTGGAAACCGCCTTGTCTGCATTCGTCTTTGCATCCTGTGCCGCTTTTGTGGCATCCTCACAGGCTTTCAGGGCTGTACCGACTTTTTGCTCAATATGATTGTCAATGGCATCTCCTCCGGCCTCGTCAATCTGATCTACCATATCTTCATAGGTTGCCATACGTTTAACATCGCCCGGAGAAAAGCACTGGTAGATTGCTTTTCCGTCCGATGCATGAGGATCCCCTTCTGTCACCACAGCAATCTCAGCCGTGTGGAGTTTCTGAGGATCAAATTTGTTGTACGGACCATGTCTCGTTGTTATTGCCATATTAATTACCTCTTATTTCTTTAACTGCCTGTTTCAAGGATTCAATTTCTTCTTTCTGCTGTTTGATCATTGCAAACATTGCCGGGATCATCATACGGTAGTTCCAGTCTTCTACCTGACTACCATCATGTGCAACCGCTTGCGGAAAACATTTTTCCACATCCTCAGCAATGAACATTGGAAGATAGCGTCCCTCGTTTTCGTCGCCTTCCGCAAGATAACCGTCTTTGTATTTTGCCCAGACTGGTTCTATTTTGTACCAATTATCAATATCCATTTCCGAAATGGCGTCTCCAATATCCTTATAGCGTTTGGACGAAGACGCTGCTCTGGTTACAGTTCCATCTGTCATAAGCAACAGATCGTAAGCATTCGTATTCTGCTTGACGTTTAGAAGCTTTGTGGCTTTCGATGTAAGGCTGTCAAGTGTTGCTGTTCCACCTTTGATTGTTGCGTTTGTAGCCCAGAAGACACCTGCAAGCAATTCGTCAAAATTTCCGACGACATTTCCATCTATTTCACTTGACAAAGACACAAATGGGTCGTATGCATCAGATATTTCCATCGAAAGCTCACCATCATCAAAACAATACGTGCCTCCAATTCTGCAAAAGCCATCCCCATTTAATTGAATGCCTTCATATGATGACTCCTCTATCACATTCGGATTCAGTGGAGTACTAAATAATCGAATCGAATCTTTGTTGATAATTGCCTTGATTAATCCGTTTTTATCGTATAGAAAATACCCATTAATATCTTGTGTTGATATAAGAACCCCGTTGCTGTCAAAAACCTTCATAATCCCATTCCCATTACCTACACCGCCCAGGCTTAGTGTTCCGCCGTAAGCCCAATCCCAGTGGATACCGATCACGGAAAGGATATTGAGAGCTGCATTGCCGTTACTGTCGAATCCTGCTTTCCAGACTGTGGTGGAGTCTTTGCCAGTGTAGTTTTTCGTCACGAAGAAACCGTCAATACCGGATTTGTAGACAATTTTGGATTCGGATAATTTCGGCTTATCATGCCGGTACACGATCACAGAGCCGTCATCCTGGATGATTTTTGTCTCGTGGAAGCCCATGGTGTTTGCTGCAAGCTGGTTCATCTGCTGGACGACAAGGTCGTAGGCAGACATTTCCTGATCAGTGTAATTCCGCGCGGCTTCCAGTAGCTTTGTTGCTGCTCCATAGCGTGTGAATGTTTTTGCAGTTGGTGTCTCGGCTGTGGATGAGATCGACTGTGCCGCAAACAGGCTGAATGTGGTGTCTGTGATCACTGTCGTATATGAAGATGTTGTCTTTGGTGATACCACAGCTACATCACCGGCTTCGATTGCCGGATTCCCCTGAATAGAAACACTCATCGGACGAAACGGTTTGTTGATAATCTTATCTCCTATATGTTTCGCTACCTGCTGCATCGTGTCTGTCTGGATCAGAGGATTGTCTTTGATTTCCAGTGCGTATGTATTCGTGCCATACAGATATTTTTCATCTGCACTGTCTTTCTTTGCTGTGATCTGGATTCCTGTGACATTGATGTCGGTTCCGTTTATTGATTTGTTGTACAGATCGTAGAAATGATGATAAGTGTCCATGTCGACAAATGTGCCACCATCGTATGTATATCCGGAACTGTAATCATCAAATGTTCCGCCGTCAGCTTCATCACCGGACAAATATTTTTCCTGTGATGCGGTATCAAAAATCCCGCCATCCAGATCACCGGATCCTACTGCCGAAAAATCGTACCATCCAAAAGCAAGCCGTCCCAGATGATTAATTCGTGCATAGCAGCCCATTATCTGCGCGCAATACGAAATCACGTCTCGATACGTTATGCTTCCTTCTGGTTTTGTTTTGACAATGTAGTTTCCCATCTCAATTGAACCAGACTCGCAATCCACCTGACAGTGCCGGCAGGCATCCAGTACAACGTCCCGGACCGTTGCCGGATAGGAAAGGGTACATTCGCTGTACGGTCTGTCAAAATAGATCATTTCATCATAGGCTGTGATCTGCAGTGTAGTTTCGCCGAATGTTGCTGTATATACCCGATACAATCCTTTTTTCAGGTCTTCCCACGTCCCATCCGCCAGTTTCAGACCAATCACAGCCTGTATATTTGCGCCTTCAAAATCGCAGTCATCATACTGTTCTTCTTCATTATTCAGCGTGATCTTATATTCTTTGATCACTGCAGCGCCTATTTCGAATTTCCCAGATGTAGAAGTAGCTTCATTGATCTTATACTCTCTCAGATCCATCATCGGAATCGGAATCTCTTTTTTATTTTTCAGGGTGATCGTATCTTTTATCCTGAACTTCCTGTTTCCGCTTAATGCTCTGCGGAATGCTATGCTTGTGTTGATCATCTTGTCACCTCTGTATCACATCTACTGAAACAGTCCTGTAGTAATAATTCCCGTCTCCCAGATATCCGTAATGTTCTTTTGTCAGTGTTCCCCTGTAAGCTTCGATTGTGAAATCAATTCCTGAATCATGAAATGTGAACGGGAAAAAGCCGGCTATCAACCGGCTTTTAATCGTTTTCACTTCTTCATCTGTCAGCCATTCCCACTTTATACTGACGTTTTTCTTTTCAGTCACTACATCACCGACCATCCGTCCCATCAGTGTCCTTCCGGTGTCTGAGGTCCATATGATCTCATCTGCTACAGACAGGGTGGTTGGTGCAGGAAGGACCACATCTCCTGATTTTAAAATTTCGCCTTTTTTCATGTTCCCTCCTACTTAATGTCCACGGTGTTGAAGCGCCTATCTATTTCTGCTTTTACTGCATTCTCAGCTTCTGCCAGCTTTTTACCATCAAGGTAGAATCCCATCTGTGAAAGAGCAGCTATGATCCGCATCACTGCACGGTTCATTATGGTTTCCAGATCTTCCCTTGTGACACCGGATCCGCCTGCTGCCCTGACAGCTTCTATTGCCATTTCTCTCAGTTTATTCTCCGGAGCTACAACTTCTCCCTGGTGCAGGTTATCACCGATCATGGCGAGCTGTGGTGTGTTTGGCTTGACGTATGCGCCCTGTGCCAGATGTGGAATAGTTGGTACTCTCGGAAGAGACATTCCATAATGTCCATAATGTCTTGTTCCGGTAATCGGATTCTTAAAGTCATAACTGAATGAGAACGCGTTTTCAATTGCCGCCAGTCCTGAGTTCAGCTTGTTCATTAATCCATTGATCAGATCAATCACGGCATTCAGTGGTGCTTTTGCCAGTGCTATGAGAGAGCCAAATACTCCTCTGAAAATTTCCTTGATTCCGTTCCATGCCTGCTTCCAGTTTCCAGAAAAAACACCAGTAATAAATTCCACGATCCCATTGAATACGCGTTTTATATTTCCCCATATACGCTGCACGGTACCAAGGAATGTGTTTAAAATAGAGCCTAATGTTCCGAAACTCTTTGACCAGTCTGTCTGAAAGATTCCTTTTAGCCAACCGGAAAACTCAGAAAATTTACTTTTTATAGCATTCCACTTTTCCTTTACGTTTTCTCGTAAGACTCCAAGTGCGCCGCTTGCATTATCTTTTAAAGTTGTAAAGGCTCCTACAACATCATTTTTAAGTGCAACAGATTTTTCTACAACCCAATCTTTTAAAACCGTAGCCGCCTCTTTGATTGCATCCCAGTTTTTCCAAAGTAAAACTCCCGCTGCAACAGCCGCTCCGATGGCTATTGTCCACGGTCCGCCCATGGCCGTTATTATTGCCTGTATACCACCCAGGAGACCACCTGATCCGGTAAAAAGTGCGATAAGGCCTGTTGTAAACTCCATAAGTCCAGAAAACGCTGTAATTATCGTAGATATTGCTGGAACAATTTTTTCTGCTGCAAATGCTCCGACAAGTGCCGCTCCTATTGCATCGATAATCCACTGGTGTTCTCCCAGAAAGTCAAACACACCTGTCAGTACATTAATCAAAGTCGGAAGTCCAGTTTCAATAATCCATTTTAGTAATGGAAGAACTATTTTTTCATATATATCTGCCACCAAATTTCCGATTTTTTCGATTAATGGCGCAATAGATTCGTACAAGCCTTTGATTGAACTTAACAGTGGGTAAAAATCTAAGTTTTTCGACCATTTAGCTGTCGCTGATGTAATCCTGTTGATCACATTCAGAATTGTCTGATAAATGTTGGCTATAGCTTGGATAATGCCTGTTCCAACGTTGTTCTTGTTCCAAGCCTTATCCAACTGAGTTGCAATGTTTCCAATTGTTTTCAGAACATTCTGCCCGATCTGCAACATCGTTGTGAGCATTTTTGTTCCTGTTCCATTTGTCCAAACACTAACAAGACTCTTCCCTACGCTCTTTGCAAGTTTACCAATACTTCTAAAAGCATAATCTACTGCATCTAGTGTTTTCTTGCCTTCCGCATTCCACGCATCCTGAAATGGTTTCCAGAGTTTTTTCAGTAGTTCAGCTAATTTCTGAGCTGATTTACTGGTCTTATCAAGAACCGTATCACCCTCAGCAAGGTTTCCGAAATCAACCTCACTTCCAAGTGCTCCGGTACCTCCTGCTCCTGTTGACGGAGAGGAAGAACTGCCGGAACTTGAATCTGACTGTGCATCCAGCTTGTTGATCTTGTCAAAGCCCATGAGGGCTTTCATCTTTTTCGCTGCGTTCTGTGCTGCCTGTCCAACCTTATCTGTATTTGCTTGCCAGATTAGAAGCAGATCAGATGCATTCTCCAGACCGGTTCCGGCATCGTCAGCTGCTCCGGCAACTGCCGCTACACCGCTGCTGTCTGAACCGCTGGATTTATTTCCTGTAATTAGTTCCGTAAAGGACTTAAATGCATTTGCCAGTGTAGCAAGCTTCCCAATCACCGTATTGATTACCCGAATGATCGGAGTAAATAAGTTGATCAGTCCCTGTCCGATCGTTGCCATGAGAGACTGCATCTGCAGACTCAGTACCCTGCACTGGTTCGCCCAGCTTCCGGAAGTACGTGCAAAGTCACCCTGTGCTGCCGACAGTTTATCCTGCACAAACTGATAACGTAGGGCTACCTTTTCCGCTTCGGACATTGCCGAAGTTGTTTTCCCGAATCCATTCGCCATAGCGTAGGAATCAAGAGCTGTCTGTGTCATTACGACCCTTTATACCCTCGGTTTCCCGATATTTATTAGGGGAGTAGACTATCTCTTCATCCAAATAGGATGCATGGCACTTCGGAATAAGGAATTTCACCTTAAACCTACTTCCTTGCGGAATAGTCGTTACACTTTCATCAAAAAAGAGCCTCTTAACGAGACTCTTCGATGCTTAGCACGGTATTGCCATGATTATTTAAATTTCCATTTGAATCCATATGCAGTACGATGTCTGTAAACATTATTGCATACTTTAGATATTAAGCCTTGATCGTATCCTGTTTCTCTACAAAGGAAGTTCATTCCTTCCCATTCTTTAATTACATTTCCGTCTAAATCACATTGTAGAACCGCTCTTTGCTGAGTCTTTCTTAGTCGTTCTACTCTCGTCCCGTATGCATTGTTTTCTTGAACAGTGCACCATTCGAGATTTTCAACACAATTGTTTAGCTTATTCTCGTCAATGTGATTAATAGAATTGCAACCGTCCGGCTTTTCAAGAAAAGCATTGGCAACCAATTTATGAATTGTAATTGTTTTCTTTTTACCGTCTTTGTGTAAAGAGACTATTGGATAGCCGTAAGTATCAATCGCGGGAGAATAAATTTTCTCTGGTACTTTCCTTGTATACCATCTTGTCTTGCATCTACGCTCAAGACTTTTTATTCTTCCCAGGTTGCTTACTTGATACAGACCTTCATAGCCTTTAATATCTTTCCAAATTTCTTCGCTCATGGAAATCACCTCCTAATAAATATTATATTATATAGGTGTCATAACCACAAGTTCTTTAAATAATTTTAGGTTTTTACCGTTAGCATTGCTCATAAAGCAACACACCGAAGATTTCTTCGTTCACCATGTTATTCAATACGCATTTCTGCGTAAGGGAGCTAATTGTTAACCCAAATCTTTAAGTGTTTCAGTCTCACCGGTAAATACCGATTTCAGCTTTGTGTATGCCTCGTCCTGAGAAATGTTGTAGAACGATGCCACATCACCTGCCAGTCCGGTCAGGGTTGAGCCCATATCGTAAGCCTGTTTTTCGGTAAATCCAAAGGCTTTCGCCATGGCACCAAATGTACCTGTGTACTGTTTTGCCATGGTCTCCGACAGACCGAAGCTCTGTGCTGCACTTTTGGCAAATTCATCGACCTGTGCGGTCATCTTCGGAAAGGTAACATCTACAACGTTCTGAACTTCTGCAAGATCAGAGCCCAGTTCCAGACACTGTTTTCCGAAGTCAACCAGTTTTTTTACTCCAAAAGCCGCCGCAAGTGCCGCTCCTGCTTTTTTCGCCATGCCGGTTATCCCGGCCATCTGACTTTCGAACTGATTTTTATTTACGACCAGATCAAGACCGATCTGTCCAACGCTTGTTGCTGACATATATACCACCTGCCTCTGTCACGAGGACATCGGCACAGTGGCACTACTTGTCCTGGTTTATTTTTATTTCAAATTCTTTCTTGCAGTGCCTTGCCTGACACTTATAAAAGACACCCCGGCATTTTGCATCCGGAGCATACTGTACTTTCTGTTCGTGTCCACAGAAAGGGCATCTTACCTTTAACTTTTCAATTTTTAATCACCTCCAAGGCCTGCCATGCGCATAAATGCCATCTTCATTGCCTGCATCTGTGCATCCACCTGCGCTTTCGATGTATGTGCTTTCACAAATTCTGCATGCCTCGACTGCCATGCATTTCGGACCCGGTGCTGTTCTGGTGTAAAATTCTCCAAAATTTCTTTCCGGTCCTCTGCACGAATAGAAACAATCCTTCCAAGAGCTGTATCTGGCCCGATTCCTACAAGAAGATCTCGGAACTCTTCCCATTTCATTCCGGCCGGCAGCTCCCTGGACAAACGAATCCCGTACTGTGACTGAAAAGAAGACACGACCAGGTCAAAGTCTTCTATCAGATCATAGTACGGGTCACTGCTCTCCCTGTTCTTCTTCTCCCAGTACAAGTTTCATCGCTCCCTGGATAATGGTCATCAAAGATCCGGCAGACAGTTTTCTTCCATTTCTTTTCAGATTACAGATGGCCTTTACGTCTTCCGGATCAAAAATAAGGTTCATCGCCTTACCAACTGCCTCAAGCTCACTGTTTTCTGCAAAAACTCCCATCAATCTCAGCATTGTTTCAGCATCTGCTTTTACCTCAACTTCAAGTGTTCCAATTTCCATAATCGGATTGGATTCAAATTCCAGCTTTTCTGTGATATTTACTACTTTTGCCATTTTTCTTCTCCTTTTCTGCCGGACTTATAATGCCGGTGTAACTGTTGGTTTTCCATTACTGATCACATCAAATTCCAGTGCGCCTACGTTTGTAGCATCACCGCCGGAATTGTTTTTGACATCAATCACGGCATTTGGCCAGGAAATACTTGTTCCGTCAGGCATGATCCATTCAAAATAAGCTTCTGAATCGTGGCCATTTGTAAATGTTTTTCCGGCTACAAAATCATTTCCGGTATCTCCGATGTTCCTTTTACCACTGAGCGTAATCGTTACTGCCTTTGCGGTCATTAATGCTCTCTGCCATCCCTCGGCATCCATAGGAGTCCATGTCTCTACTCCATTAGAAAACGACGGAGAAAAAGTTTCCAGATCTGCAGGCATTGTAGCTGCTTCTTTGCTTGCGCCAAGCTTGAACTGGTTGTCAGAAACCGGGAATACATTGGTCTTCCCTGCAAACTTCTGAAGATTCATTTTCATGTCTCTTTACCTTCTTTCTTCTCAAAAATAAAAGCCCCTTCTATGACCATTTCATAGATGCCGGCATCATCAGTGCCAACATCCTGGACTGGATAAAAGGGCTGAAAAAACTTAATTGTTACATTGTTGATTGTTGCATCTCGCATGGCTCTAAGCTTGTCAAACAGCTCTGTAGCCGTCTTTTCTGTGTCTCTTGGAGATTTATTCCAATGTATCAATATAGTTACGTATTTCTCGCCATAGCCTTCCAGAGAGGGACCTCCAAGGGCTGTATGATATGCGTGCTGATGCTTACTGTTATAAACTCCTATGGATTTTTCTTCCTTATCTGGAAGTTTTCCCATATACACATGATCTGCCACATTAAGAGACGCAATATAGTCTCTTACATCTTCCAACATCATCATATTCCCGTCAGCCTCCTGTAGATTTCTTTGAATGCCTTGGCCGCAAAATCAGCCTCTTTTCCTCCCGGGAGCCAGTCTGCGTACCATCTTCCGCGGGCATTTGGGTTCTCTCCCGTGTCAAAATGATACTCCGGATGGAAATACAGCCGGCGGGCATATGGCGTACTGGAAACAATGGACACTTTTCCAAGTTTACTTCTTGACCTGTCAACAAAAGTACTATCATTTTGCAGATGGCCTCCACCATGAACAATCTCTTTTTTTATTCTTCCCTTGTACTCTCGCCCATTCTTTGCAAATTGTCCTCGTTTTCCGTAGACGCGCTTTTCTACTACTTCGGGATCATCGAAAGGCATAACCTGTGCCTGCACAACTTCCGTATGTAGCGCTTCTGCAGTCTGCTCTAGGGCAGTTGCCTGCGCTTCGGTCAGTTTCCGGATCATCGGAAGATTCAGTTTTATTACTGAATTCACACTGATCAGATTGCTCATACCAGCATCACCTCTGTAAAGTTCACCGTTCCATCTGGATTTCTTGCTTTCGTTCCCTGCTCGATTCTCCGCTTCACTCCGAAGATTACAGCAGTACCACCGGATATAACCGGGAGTTCTGGACAGATATCACCGGGGAACAGTGCTGCCCCGGTAATCTGTACCATTTTCTTTTCCGCTGTGCGAACGGTTTTTGCTTTATCCTGATAGTTGCACTTTCCGGAATATTCAATTGTTTCAAGTGGTTCGCCATACTTGTTCAGGCCTTCCCGCTCAAAACTACAAGTAATCTCCACCTTGCAGAGGCTCTTTTTCACAAGACATGGATATCTCATATTCTCACCTCGCCAATCTGCAGCATAAACCCGTCTGGCACAGCATGGTATACACATCTCTCTTCATGGCAACACCTTTGTCCATAAAAATGTTCCAACTGCTGCCAAACTGTGCTGATACACCATTGATGCTGTACGAAGACAGGATACTGTTGATCTCATCTGCATTCTCATATTCAAATTCTGCCTGCATGCACACAACTTCCCGGATGAGCTCCTGCTGGTATTTCGTAAAACGTGAAAATCCCCGGCCTACAATCCGGTTGTAGGTCAGGGAATCAATATGTCTGGATGCCTGCTTGAGTGCCTTTGCAAGTTCTTCCGCAGGAACGATACCGCCCTCATACTGATCCAGATAATACTCTGGTGTTACATATGATTTATAAGACATTCGATCACTCCTTATCAGGCGCCAACCTCTGCTGTATCAACGTCTACATAAATGGAATCAATCTTTCCATCACGGCCGTTCGGGAACACAAATACATCAGAGAAAGATCTGTTCTGATACAGATATCCATCACCTTTTGTATGTGCTCCCGGTTCAAAGTAATAGATGCTGTTGATCTTTGGAACTGTCTTGCAGGTCTGTCCGCACGCTACCAGCACATTAATTTTGTGTGCGCCTGTCACTGCTTCAACACTATGTTCCTGATCTGCAGCAACTTTTTTCAGTGGTGCAAAACCGCCGCCTTCCGGTTCCCAGTCAAATGCATCATAAAAACGTTCATCATCGATTACTTCCATGATCGGAACTCCATCAATGTCTGTTACTCTGGTTTCGATTCCCATACCGCCCTCTGCGATCTGAGTCATCTCAATCTTACGTGTAAACTCTGTGGACTGCTCCAGGGCATCCATGATCTCACTGCGGACATACATAATCAGGGAACCGTTTGCTTTGTATCTTCTAAGTTTTCCTTTTGCAAGGATATCTTTTAACATACTAAAAACTTTTGCTTTAGTATACGCGGATGTAGCTGTGGATCCATGGTAGCCTTCTTCTTTCTGCGCTGCCTGAGCTACCTTCGAGAAGAATAATGCATCTGTTTCCGGTACAACCCACGTCTGTTCGAATACACGTGAAATATTCTGGATAGAAGCTGTTGCATTTGTTTCATCAACATCTGCTTTGTCTACCAAAAACTCAACATCGCGGTCATGTTCCAGTGTGAATGGTACATCTTTCTGATCATAAGTTCCGGTATTCCATCCACCTTTACGGTTATGATTTTTGTAACCGGATGTGCTCATCTGAGTGAAATGGAATGTTTTCGCATCCAGCCATCTTACATTGCTGGTCACAAACGGAGATGTCAGGGTTCCCTGCATCAGAATTTCAAGGAGTTCCGGGCTCCACTGTTCTGCATAATTTAATGCCATATCTTATACCTTCTTTCTTTTTCTGAGGTGTCCGAATCGGACACGTTTAATTCCAACGGTTCCAGCGTTTTGTCGGTACTGTTGGCTGATTTGTTGTTATCTGCTGCGGATGCTGTGCCGGATTACCACCAGTTCCTACCTGCGTAAAGCCGGTCTTTCCATCAGCCTGTGGTTTCAGTGCCGGAACGTCTTCCAGTACTTTGTTAACTGCTGTTTTCAGTGATTCCTCGTTGATTTTTCCATCTTCTCCCATTACCTGACTTAAATCAGCCATTTTAAGGATATATGGAATTGTCTTTGCTTCGATTCCCAGAGAAACAGCCATCATTGTAGCTGCACTTTCTACCTGAGCTGTCTGAACAGCCTTCTGAGATGCTGCAAGCTGTGCCTGTGCCTCTGTGATCTGATTCTGCATTCCGGCAACGTCTGGCTGATTTGCCGCTTGCTGCTGTTTAAATGATGCAATAGCCTGCTCCATCTGTTCTTTTGAAAGCCCCTGCTGCTTAAAGTAACCTCTCAAAACAGATTCTTCTGTTACAGTCTGTTTTCCCGCAATTAAGCTAGCCAGCTTTTCGTAATCAAACTGTGGTGTTTGTGTTCCTGCTGGTTGTGTACCGTCTCCGGATCCTGTGCTCCCTGCCGGATTGCCATCACCTGTGCCGCCTTCTGCAAATGTCTGCAGGTTCATTGGTAATTTACATCTGAATCTTTTAAACATTTTTATATGCTCCTTTACAGTTTTTCATGTGCTGTCTGCACGAATACAGTTTTACGTGTGTCTCACAAAAACAGTTGATAACCCGGTGTCTCCGTGTAGTTTAATGCCTTCGGGCATAAAAATAAGACGCTTAACCCTGCGCCTCGATGGGCGATTCTGGATCACCGCCTTTCGAATCGATAATCTCTGCTACTTTCATATGTACCAGATACTCTGCTCTTTTCTTTGGTACTGTCATGATTTCCCCGACAGTACGGAGCTTTAAATCATTCTCCATATCCTTAAATTCATGCTTCACTCTGATCTTCACTGTTTTCACCTCCCCTCTTGCGCCGGCGCAATTATTCACTATGTGTTGCTTTCAATCCAAACTCCGGAAGAAAATTGATTTCATAATGGTATTTATCTACCGAAGCTCCAGAAACATCTTCAACTACATACATAGTGTAATCATTCAGATACACATAATCCTTCTGATATTTGTTTTCTGCTGTCTCTATAATAACTTCAAGCTCGTTATCAGAATTGTTCTGCAATGCAAATGTTCCCGTCAGTTCCAGCAGAATGGTGTCTGTCCTTGCATTTAACACGGTCAGTTTTCTGGTTACATTGAAGTTATTAGCCTCTTTTGAAATGTTATAACTTACCTGACTCGCTTCTGTGCAACCGGTAGCTGTAAGGCAAATCAGAAGCATCATTGCAATTACTGCTGTAACCTTCTTCATCTTGTCATTCCTCCGCAAATATCCAATCTTCTGCAAGCATATCTGCCTGACTTGCAAGCCATCCCATCTGTACTCCTGATGTTCCTGCAAATGCAATAGCCATGTTTCCGATAGCATCATGCTCACAGTTCACAATCTCTCCGCTAGATGCTTTGTATGAAATACCAGTGGCAATCTGAATGTACTGTTTCTTACCATTCCAACCTTCACGAGCTACTTTCATGCCACGCTTTAGGTACTTGATAGCTTCACTGAAACTAAAAGTTGCCTTTCCTCCCAGAATCGGACAATTTTCCTCATCTGCTACAACCCATTCGTCAGAAAGTAGATTCATAGTTGTGTATTCCACCCTCTGCGTCTCACGAATGTCAAGCAATTCTCCTTTTTCGCCATTATCCTGTGGGCGGCACTGAATCATAATCGTTTCTTTTTCTGCGTCCCAATACCAATATCCGCCCCATGACGGAAGTTTCACTTTTGCTCCCTGTTTCATAAGTTTTAATGCTTCTGAAAATTTCATATTTTTTCTTCCTCTCTTTCTTAAAAAAGTGTATAAAAATACCACCGGCCATTTCTGACTGGTGGTATTAATACCATAATACTGTTTTTTCTGTGGGCGGATTCCCCATTTTCCCCAAACGTATCAATTCATTCATAACATGTGAAGATCCATAACCTCCATTTTCATGTTCTACAATTTCACCATCGGAGATCCTTACTTTCATGAACCCCTTGGGTCCTGTTCCCTCAATATAGTAATCTGCTGAAATATCATTTTGTGTTTTCTTTATGTTTTTTAAGATTACCATAATATTCTCCTGCCTCCTTTGGATAATTGAATTTGCTTGCTGCTAATCTATGTGCCTCCAAATGTTCTATGCTGGGGTTTTCTTTTTTAATCCTCATTTCAAGAAGCTCATGCTCTATCAATGTCCTATCATGTTTCTTAATATCTTTTCCATTCATAAGACGTTGCCAGCTTTGAGCGATAGCGCAATCTGGATCAAATCTCCTATAGCTTTTTGTGTCTGGATCATACAAAGACTTATCTTCAAAAAGATATGCTTTAATCTTCTTGATATCTGGTTCTTCTTTTCCAAGATTTTTCGCTATTTTCTTTGCGTCTGTCGAAAAACTCCTAATCTCATCATAATACATTTTGGCAAATTTAATACCCTCTGTACTATCCGGGTCTATAATTCTCGCTCCTGTTATCAGTATATCAGAATCAATAGTTTTTGCAATATTTTTTACTCCTGCTCTGCTCTTTGCTTCAGCAATTACTTTTGCAATCTGCTCTGGAATTTTTTCGCCCTTTTCCATTGCAAGGAACCCTTCCGCAAAGGTCTCGTATGGATTTTTTGCTGCGTATCGACTGATGCTGGATGCTGCGATTTTTGCTTTTGCAGAATAATGTTTGTTTATATCATATACCCATTCACTTCTCAGACTTCCTCCCAGTTCTTTCATTCCGTAAACAGACTTTTTCTGAATATAATCCGTCTCTGCATGTCGATGAATAAAATGCCCGTACTCATGAACAAAACAATCCATGGCATTTTCTCTGACTGCCATTCTTGTCTCTTTAAGCTGTATTTCCGCTTCAACTTTCTGTATTCTGGCCTTTTCTCTCTCGTAGCCTTTTACTGATTTATCTGCCAAAATTCTTTCAGCCTCATCAAGTCTTTGTTTTGCTTTGTTTTTGATATCATAATGCTTATTATACTCGATCAGTGACTGCTCCGATTTCCTTACCTTTTCCAGATATTTTTCAGGATCATTAAAATTATTGGAAATATAAATAGTATCGTCAATCCAGTTGTATGTAGCTGTCGTATCCTCTACCTTTGCAGGACTGTATATAATTCCTTTTGGCATGATGCCGTGTTTTTCATGCAGGTTTCTAATTGTGCTTTCCAGCTCATCAACTGTTTCTGGATTCATTTTTCTTGAAAATTTGACTTTCTCAAGAACCTTGTCTTCAATCAGTCGTTTCTCTACTCCATTTTTGTAGATTTCCTGTGTGCTCAAGATTTGATCTTTCAGGCTAGAAAGCGTTTTCTCTATTGCTTTCTTTTCTTCATTAACTTGCTTTAACCGTTTTATCTCCTCTGGAGTTCCTGTCATCTCAAAGTATACTTTCTGTGTAAGTGTTCTTTCATTCTCTTTTGCTTTTGCCAGTTGTTTTTCCAGAACATTCTGTCTGATATTCATATCTGCAATCTCGGACTTTATATCGTCCTGTACAGATACTTGCTCTTTTATGCTTTCACTCTGTTTATGCCACTCATTTTGTTTAGCACCATACTTCTTCTGATTCTCCGGATCCAGCGAGAACTCCGCAAGTCTTCCAAATCTCTTTTCCTGACGCTCGGCATATTGCTGTCTGGCTTCCTGCTGTGCCCGATCTTCCAGATCAGAGATTTCCTGCTTGTTATATTTCGAATCTATTTTCGTAATGCCCGGAAAATATGTAGTATGAGAGTCCTTACAGCGGGGATGATAAAGCCCTGCTGCTATTGCAGAAGACATAAGCGGATATTTGCCATCTTTACTACTGCCACCGCTCCACACATCATCCATCAAGATCTTACCCACGAAAGGCAAGCACTTCGGGCACGGAGACCCTCGCTTGTTCATAATCACAAGATGCATTCCCCACTGCTGCCGCATTTCGCCTTCTCCCTGCAGGTAAGCTCTCTTGCTTGCTGTCCGAATTGCCATATCTGCGTAGTCAGCAATTGTGTGTCTTGATCCATTGGTATACTGGATGCAATTCAAACCTGCAGAAAGAAAATCCTTTGTTGC